ACTTTTTGCTGTTTACGCCAGGCTGTCCAGGGTCTGGAAGCATACGAACACCGTTAGGAGTACCATCAGAACCAGCAGAACGACCAGTTACGCTTCGTAGCTTACCGTCAATCATAAATAGAGCACGTATACGTGCACCCATCTCAATCCATTGACCCTTGCCCTTACCCCACTTCTTGCGAGGCTGCTTGCGCCAGAAGCCTTTGTTGGCTCCATCATTGAATCCAATAGAAGCAGTGATTGCTTCTAGGCTTTCATCGTTCAAGCCAGAGTAGAGGCTGTCCATGTAATCAGACATCTTGTTCCTTCTTATATGTCTCAGGGTCGCGGGTAAATTGTACCCGAATAAGTTTTTAACCTAGTACAAGTGTATAGAACTATTGAGTAGGTTATTTCTCTGGGAGTACTTCTCGAAGTGAGTCGTAGTCATATGGCTCGCCATCGATATCAAGTACCGATTCGTAGACTACTGCAAATTCTGCAGCCCTATCTGACTCGCTATCAACGTTTAGATAGTCGTTGTCTAAGTTCCATGATTCAAGCTGGTGAAGCTTGCTTAGAACGTAGTTAGTCGAAGCACCAGCAACAATTGCCTGAGCAATCTCGCCAGTCTCGTCGTACTTAGAGATAGCCTTAGCCGCACGCTCACGAAGGTCGATAACCTGAGGAGCATCTGCAAGTTCGCAGAGTGCGTCATAGAAAACCTGGAACTGAGCCTGACCTGCACGAGTGTACATGTCTGTGTCAGAAAGGTCTTCGTCCATTAGAAGTACGTTCTGAGCAAACTCTTCGTTCAGGCTTAGGTGGCTAAGAATCTGGTGGCGAGTGTCTCCACGGTAAACGCGACGGATTAGGTCACCCTTCCAGTCAAACGGAGTAGAACCAGAAGCAGTCAAAGCAGACTGAGCCTCTAGTAGTTCGATGAAGTTAGCACGAGACTCTTCGTAGTACTCGTAGAGTTCATCGTTGGTAGGGGCAGTGTGAATAGCTGCACCAGCTGTGATTGCGTGTCCGTAGTTCAGAACCTGAGTAGGGATAGCACCGCCAGCAGTTAGGGCGGTTAGGCGAACCTCAGCGTGTAGAGCTTCTACCGAACCTGGCTTCTGCATGTAAGCAGCAGCAATAAGTGCACGGTGCTCTTCAGAAACGCCTGGCTCAGCTGCAGCCCATGTTGCACGTCTCTCACGTAGAGTGTCCTCGTCCCAGACTGTAGCCGCAGTTGAGTACGGGTTAGCTGGAGTTAGTAGGTCAGTGTGGTTCGGTGCAGCACTGGCAACTAGACCCTTGGTCTGTAGGTCAATGTAGCTAGTAACTGCACGACGAATCGCAAAGTTACGTGAACGTACTGGAAGACCTTCAGTGTCTAGGTAGGTGCGTTCGACAACTTGGTTCACAAGCTTCGGCTGTACCTGACGAACGTCGTCGATAATCGCAGCGTTTGCTGATGCAATCATCGCCGAGATTTCCTGACGAGTAATTGGCTTCAACTCGTCAATTGTTTCGTTAGTTTCAATAATTTCTGGTGTCTGGCTCATTCTTAGAGAATACCTTTCTTTGGGAGCAGGTCAGCATCTGGGCTGTCGTAGAGAGCAGAAGCAAGTACTGCTGCACGCTCAAATGGGTTTTCATTTTTGTTAGCTGCTCGTACCCATGCGGTACGAATAGCGGGGATTGTTTCATAGCCAAGACCAGACAACTCTGCTAGTGCAAAGATTGCCTGCTCCTGAGATTCGTACTCGTCTTCAGGAAGAATCGAGACAGTTAGTTCAGCAGAGTAGTTCTGCGTTGCTCCGGTAGAACGTGAGTGCGTCGGAGGGAGCAAGTCATCGTCAGAAGTGTAAGCAGAACTTACAAGTGCAGCATCCTGAACTAGAGCACTGAAAGCATCTACTCTTGCCATAGCCCAGTCGTGGCGGCTAAGTGTTCCTGTGTCAGCATTGTCATAGGAACCAGCACCTCTTCGATATACTACACGAAATGCGTCAAGCTGTGGAGTCTTAGACCCGTCGTTTAGAACAGTGCTGCACTCTTTGTACTTCTGTGCAAGAGCTGACTCTACTGCCTTCGAGAACTGAACTTTCTTAGGCTTTAGAACAGAGCTCTTCTTTGCTGGCTGAATGTCTCCCTCTTTCAGCACGGGTGGAGTTACGCCAGTACCACCACTAGCCGTGGTAGCAGTGACGTCAGCTAGTACTTCTGACAGATATCCGGACATATAAGTTCCTACCTAGTAATTACTGAATGTTTAGTGTTGCTCGTAGTTGCCACTGCCACTTCTGGTGTGCTTCAATACGTTCTGCAATAAGGTTTGCAATGCCCTGCTCGTTGCAGCCATTAGCAATGTCAAAGACGCCCATAAGCTCTCTGATTACCTTGCTGTTGTCGGCCTCAAGAATCTGAGACATCTGGTGGCAGTCGCCGCTGGTAACACGGTCAGGACGGTCTAGGCATGAAAGCTCTAGGAAGTCGCTAAGCAAGTAAGGAGCGTCGTAGCCGAGCTTAAGAATGCTCTCTGCGATTGGGTCAACCGAGCCATCAGCATCTTCGTAGATTGCACCAAAGAAGTCGTGGAACTCGCGGAAGTCTTTGCCCTTGACGTTCCAGTGGAAGCCATGAGCTGTGAACTTGAAGACAACAACAGAACCAAGCAACTTAGCTAGTGCCTGTGCCAGTGCTGGACTTCCCTTTTGAGAAGTCGAGTCTGAAAGAATCATTTCGTGCATTTAGTTTTTCCTATGCGCTTGGTTCGGCTAGACCCGGTGGTGGCGGGGCGGCCTCGGTTGTGGATGTGGATGGTCCTGATGCCTCAGGTTCGGCGAGTCCAGGTGGAGCCGCTTCAGGGGTTGGAGCTTCTGCAGGAGCAGCTCCAGGTGCTTGTCCGCTAAGTGCTTGTTCAATCTCAGGCGGAATCGGAGCAACAGAGTTTTGCTGAGCAACGCCCTTTACCTTCTCCATAAGGTCTGGAGAAACGGCACCAAGCATAGCTTCAGTAAGTTCTGGAGTAATAGCACCCTTGTTGATAATCAAACGCAAGGCAAGCTCGGTAGAGTCTGGAGCGTCTTGGTCTGAGAATCCGTGAGCACGTCTCCAGCTGTCGTAAGAAACTGCAAGCTTGTCGAAACCAGCGTCTGCATCTGCTGCACGGTCATTACGAGTAGCAACCTGGCTTGGGTCGTACCAAATCACAAGGCGGTTAACTTCAAGTTCTGAGTAACCAATCGAGATTAGGTATGGACGCAAGTAGACAACTGTAATGGCGTCAGCAATCAGCAACATCAGTGGCTCGATGTGTGCCTTGTAGAGGCTCTCGTCAATCTGTAGAGCGTTTGAGTACTTGACGTTAGCCAGACCTGAAACGATGTCCTTAGGGACGTCTAGGCCCTGCATGATGCGCTCTAGGACACGTTCTGAACGCTCGGCTAGAGCTGGGTCGAAGCTACGTTCGAACTTGAACTGCTTAATCTTGTCGCCAAGTTCTGCAGGACCACGAATGATAAGTGGAACAACTGCAGATGCTGAGTCTTCGTCCTTGATAGGAGTAAGCATTGCGTCAATAAGCTGGTCTTCAAAGTCGTCAGCAGCCTCTTCAGGGTTGTACTGCTCGTTGTAGTTGCCATCCTCGTCGTATGGATAGTCAGGGTCTGGTGCAGCTGCAACAGAAAGACCATCCGGCAAGTACAGAGCACCTGCGTTGAGGCGTGAGCGGGCTGTAGCACGGAATGTACGGTTAAGGAGTAGAAGTTCCGCACATAGGTCCAAAAGGCCGCGTAGCGAGCTGTCAGCCTCTTGTGAGTAGCGTGGGTGTGACTTCCAAATACGACCAATGAAAGCTGACTTAGGTAGTTTGATAACTTCTACGTTACCTGCAGACATAACGCTGCCTCCACCGTTACCAACTTCACGGCGAGGGTTAATCATGTAGTTACCCTTGGCGTCAACTTGAAGTTCGTCGGTGCTGCGAATGTCCCATGACTCTGGAAGTCCAGTTCCGATTCGTTCTGGAACCTGAACTAGGTAGCATTCGCCAGTAACCTGAAGATTTAGGGCAGTGTCCTTCAAAAGACCTGACTGACCTCCGTAAGCACTGTTAAGTCGGTCAAGAGCACGCTCTGCAGCGGCCGCAAGCTCTGGGCTTACTACCTCAGACTTGCGTACAGTGACAGGAGCCTCGGCTGGGTCATCAACGCTAGCTGCGTAGAGGCGAATACGGGATACAACAGAGGCAACAAGGTTAAAAGCGTACTTGATTTCACCAATTGCGTCGTAATACTCCCAAGCTTCCTTCTGCCAAGCAGAAGAAGCAGACTGACGGCGAGACTTGAAGACTTGAGCTTCACCCGGGTCACCAATTTTGATTTGGGCAGCGGCCGCAGTAAGTGGGCGAGGCTCGTTGAAAGGTAGTGGCTGCTGGTAGACGACTCCGAAAGAGTCTCTATAGAGCGGTGCTGGATTCAATGGGCGTGCGCCAGGATTAGTAGCACGAACTCCATTAGAAGCTGGTTGACGTGTCTGTTTACCAGGCTCACGTTTGAAAATGCCCAAGAGGGACTCCCTGTCTTCGATAACGGAACGGAATTAACTCCGTGCGGCTAAAAATCCAACAACGGCAGAGGTTGCTAGGACTAATGATACCACAAATACAACTGATGGAACAAGAACATACGAAAAAATAACGATTGGAGCAACCCAAATGCTTGTGCACCAGTCACAAGTGATGAGATAACCGACGTTTACTCGGTTTGGAGGAAACTTGTTCCAGATTTTCTCTCTTAGAGAGTCAAAAATCCTGTCTGTAGTGATTAGACGAGTGATTCTGAACGCTGCTAAGGCAAGAATTACGAATGTGAACGGGTCTATCGGTGTCATTTAGCCCTCCAGAGCTGTCAAAGTGTTGTATGCGTGCCAAGAACGGAGTCTAGAGCCGCATCCGCAGCCCATATCCTTCTTAAAAGCAAGCATTTTTCCACTTTCA